AACAAGAGAACAACTTAAAGATTATTGCTTGCGCAGATTAGGTGCGCCTGTTATTGAAATTAATATAGATGATGAACAAATTGAAGATCGTATAGATGATGCTTTTCAATTTTACAGAGATTATCATTATGATGCTGTAGAAATGGTATATTTAAAACATCAAATAACCGTTGAAGATATTGCAAACTTATACGTGCCAATACCCGATTCTGTTGTAGGTGTTAGTAGAATTTTACCGTTTTCTGATAGATCAGATGGTATGAATATTTTTAGTATTCGTTACCAAATTTTAATTAATGATCTTTATAGTTTAATGTCTACTAATTTGATTTATTACTATCAGGTTAAACAAGAGCTAGAATTAATAAATCAAGTATTAGTTGGAACAAAACCAGTCCGATTTAATAGACACATGAATAGATTGTACATTGATATGGATTGGGCAGGTGATGTAAATGTAGGTGATTACATCATTGTGGAATGTTACAGAATATTAGACCCAGATACATACAGAGATGTATATAACGATAGATTCTTAAAACAATATACTACTGCTCTATTTAAAAGACAATGGGGAGAGAATCTTAAAAAATTCAGCGGAGTACAACTTCCTGGCGGTGTAACACTTAATGCCGATAAAATATATGAAGATGCATTAGATGAAATTAACAAGATTGAAGCAGAGATGCAATCTAGATTTGAATTACCAGTAGATATGTTTACTGGATAATTTGTAGACTTTATTAAACCGGTACATAGATGATGATAACATCATGTCAATAGGAAGTCAATAGTAAAATGGCAACAGTTAATCATTATTTTCAGTCAGGTAGAACAATAGGTCGTTCTTCTGAACAGAATTTATACGAAGATTTGATTATCGAATCCATGAAGATTTACGGCGTAGAAGTCTACTATTTGCCTAGAAAACCCTTTAATCCCGATCCAATATTAACTGAAGATCCCTATAACAGTTATGAACATGCGTATCCTATTGAGATGTATATGGAAAATGTTTCGGGTTACGACGGTGACGATGAGATAATTACAAAATTCGGTTTGGAAATCAGAGATCAGGCAAATTTTGTTGTTGCTAGAAAAAGATGGGTTGAGACAATTGGTTCAACTGGCAATTCGGTATTGAGTATTCGACCCGCAGAGGGCGATATAATTTATATGCCTTTGACTCAATCTTTATTTGAGATTCGAAAAGTAGACAGTCAGTCTCCGTTTTTCCAGGTTGGTAAATTATTTGTGTTTAGAATGAGTTGCGAATTGATGCAATATTCTAATGAAGTATTTAATACGGGTGTTAGTGAGATCGATGATTTGGTCAAACAGTTTGCCGATCCATTAGATAATTTTGAAATGCTACAAGAAAATGGTGAAACTTTAGTTACGGAATCAAATGCATTAACTCCTATAATTAATGAAACACAAACTACAAACAATGACCCCGGTGCCGCAGACAATGATTATTTTACTGCAGAAGCAGATAACGTGTTAGATTTCTCTGAAAGAAATCCTTTTGGGGAGGTTAATAAATAATGTTAGATCAACGGTTTTATTGGGGAACAATCCGTAAAGCAATTGTTGCGTTTGGTAGTATGTTTAATAACATTACTATTCAAAGAACTGATGCTGACGGCAATGTGGTACAATTACAAAAAGTACCATTATCATATTCGCCTAAACAAAAATTCTTAACTAAGATAAGACAACAACCTGAGGTAGACACTCAGAACGTACAAGTTCTTTTGCCCAGAATGGGATTTGAAATGATTTCGTTGGAATATGATCCCAACAGAAAAATAAGCCCAATTCAGCAATCAAGAACAATTAATAGTTCATCAGCAGCAAATGCTCAATATGCCCCGACGCCATATAATATAAATGTGATTCTATATGTATACGCAAAGAATCAAGATGATGGATTACAAGTAATAGAACAAATTCTACCTTATTTTAATCCTGATTATAACTTAACTATTAAAGCTGTACCTCAACTTAATATTAAAAATGATTTGCCTATAATTTTAAGTTCTATAGGATTTGAAGATGATTATGAAGGCGACTTAACTACAAGAAGATCTATTATATGGACATTAAGTTTTGTACTAAAACTTAATTTTTATGGGCCTGTTAGTAAACAGGGTGTTATTAAAAAGACAACATCTAACATTTTTAATGATAGAGAACTTACATCTCAACAACAAATAATAACAGTACAACCCGATCCTGTAACTGCAAATGTAACTGATTCTTTTGGATATATTGAAAACTTTGAAGACTTTTAACTATGAAAAATATAGAAAATTTGAATGATATTTTTAATATCAATCCTATGGACGAAACTGAAAATACAAATTTGCCCTCAATTCCTGAAAATTTAAATGCTACAAAGGCAATGGATCAGGAAGATGACTATCAATTAGCCAGACAAACAATGAGAAAATTGTTGCTAAAGGGCGAAGACACTTTAGAAGAATTAATTAGTTTATCTAAAAATTCCGAACATCCTAGAAGCTATGAGGTAACAGGGCAATTTATTAAAACCCTATCTGATGTATCTAAAGATTTGTTAGGATTACAGAAACAGGTTAAAGAATTGCAAGCAGACGATCCGGTTCAAATTGGAACTCAAAATAATGTAGTATTTGCTGGGTCTACTAGCGAACTAATGAAATTGTTAGGTAAAAAAGATGACACCATCATCGACCAATAAAAAATTATCCTATAACGGTAATCCCAATCTAAAACAGATTGGTACGGTTATATCATATTCTGCAGAGCAGGTTAAAGAAATTATAAAGTGTGGACAAAACCCAATCTACTTTATTGAGAACTATTGTAAAATTGTTTCTTTAGATAAAGGCTTAATTCCATTTAAATTATACGATTGTCAAAAAGAAAAAGTAGACATCATACTTAATAATCGTAAAGTTATTTTGATGGAAGGACGGCAACAGGGTAAAACAATTACCTCCGCCGCTTGTATACTTTGGTACACGTTATTTCAAGAAAATAAAACAGTTGCTATTTTAGCAAATAAATCTTCAGCTGCTAGAGAAGTACTTTCTAGATATGAGCTTATGTATGAAATGCTTCCTATATGGATGCAACAAGGTGTAAAGACATTTAACAAGGGTGACATTGAACTTGAGAATGGTTCTAAAGTATTTACAGCAGCAACAAGCTCATCTGGTATTCGAGGTAAATCTGTAAACTGGTTGTATATTGACGAGGCAGCTATTATTCCGAATAATGTTGCAGAAGATTTCTTTACATCTGTTTACCCAACAATTTCTGCTGGTAATACTACAAAGATTCTATTAACATCTACCCCGCTTGGTTACAACCACTTCTGGAAATTCTGGAACGAAGCTGAGCAAGGATTGAACGGGTTTGTTCCATTGTTTATTCCGTACAGTAGAATCCCAGGTAGAGATGAGAAATGGGCCGCAGAACAAAAAGCTATGTTGGGCGAACTCAAGTTCAACCAAGAAGTTTTATGTAGATTCCTAGGATCTTCTAACACACTAGTTAATCCTGACACAATTGGTAGAATGTCGGTTAAGCCTTATATCTATAGTAAAGATGGATTAGATGTATTTGAGGAACCTGAAGAGGACAAGGTGTATATGCTAGTAGCTGATACATCTAGAGGAGTAGGGGGAGATTACTCAGCATTTACGGTATTGGATATTACAGCCTATCCGTATTCTGTAGTTGCGAAGTATAGAAACAATAAAATAAGTCCTTTGCTTTTTCCAAATATAATATATAAAGTAGCAAAAGATTACAACAAAGCATATTGTTTAGTTGAGATTAATGATAACGGCCAACAAGTGGCTGATACATTATACATGGACCTGGAATACGAAAATGTATTCTTTGTAGGAAATAACAGTAAATCGGGACAATATTTGTCCGGCGGATTTTCAAATGGGGCAACCCTTGGTGTAAGAACAACTAAACAAGTTAAACGATTGGGATGTACATCGTTCAAGAGTTTGGTTGAAGGCACAAAATTACTAATTCATGATCCAGATATTATAAACGAAATTTCTACGTTTATTGAAGTTCGAGGAACACACAAAGCAGACGAGGGTTACCATGACGATTTGGTTATGACTCTTGTGCTGTTTGCATGGGCAACTAACGAAGCATTCTTTAAAGACTTAACTGACAGCAATCTAAGAAAAGCCCTTTACGAAGAACAATTTAAACAGATTGAAGAAAATCTGACTCCGTTCGGTATTGTTGATAGGGGGATTCCAGAACATGAAGCCCCGGTAATAACAACTGACGAAATATGGTTTACTGCAGCATCCAAATCTCCAGATGAGCTTCACGAAATGCAAAGAAAATTCCTTGAAAATGTCTAAATGAACATACTTATAAATAAATAGAAAATCATATTATAGAGCTATCTATAAAATTATCAAGGAGAAGAAGATGGCATTTCAGCTT